GAGATCGATCAGGCAAAACAACTGGCCAGAAAGCATGAGATCGCCTGGCACATGACCGATCGCGAGTTCCAAGACCTCAAACCAGCGCACACAAACAACGATTTTTGCGACGACGAATAGTCCAAGCAAAACCAAGAAACAAAAACCAAGAAAGGAAAGTAAGCATGCCAATAGTAGCAAGCAGAGGGGGCACCTATACGCCAGCTCCCGAAGGTTCGCACGACGCAGTTTTCTGCGACGTGGAGGATCTTGGCGTCGTAGAAACCATGTACGGAAAGAAGCACCAGATCCGCCTGGTGTGGCAGTTGGCCGAAAAGATGGAGGACGGACGGCCGTTCACGATCGGGCGGCGTTACGGACTGAGTCTGCATGAAAAGGCGGCTCTGTTTAAGGATTTGAAATCCTATGCTAAGAAAGCGCCACCGCAGAATCTGGATCTGGAAACGCTAATCGGTAAGCCGTGCCAGATCCTCGTGACACATGTGGAGCGTGACGGATCCACCTACGCAAATGTGCAGGCGGTACTGCCTGCCGGTGCGAAAAAGTTGACGGTCGACAAGGCGTTCGTTCGGAAAATCAACCGCAACGGAGCCTCAACTACAACCGCAACCGAACTGGATCACGACGGAAACCCCGTCCCGTTCTAATCCCTTGGCCGGGGTGGGCAATTCCCACTCCGGCCAGAAAGACCCCCCATGGAAATCCTGTCTGTTGTCGTTCAAATCATGTTCCCGCTGTGTGCAGTGGCCTTGGCCGTTCAGCTCATACCGGCGATCGGAAGGTGGAACTGATGGCACCCATCATCGCAACTGCAAAGGCCGAGTCATCGCACTATTACCTGACGTCGGGTGAGTCGTGCCACGGTGATTTGCGATCCGCCCGCAAGGTTGGGGCGTTTCCGTCCGTGACCACAATTCTCGGAGCTGCTGGCCCCAGCAAGCAGGGGCTGATGAATTGGAAAGAGGAGCAGGCGATCTTGTCGGCCTTGTCGCTACCACGGAACGAAGGCGAAGCCGACAGCGACTTTGCCAAGCGTGTGGTATTGGACAGCCGCAAGGAGGTGGAGGCCGCTGCTGCTCGCGGGACGCACATTCATTCCCTAGCTGAAATCATAATCAATCGCGAGGATCCCGGTGATTTGGTCAAGGGCTATGAGGAGCACTATGCCGGTTTGAAAGAGTGGCGGGAATGTTGTGTTTCAAAAGTGCACGTGAATGAGGCCGTGCTGGTCAACGAGGCTGAAGGCTACGCAGGGCGAGTCGATTTGATATGCGATATTCACGGCCAGATTGAGGTGGTGGATTTTAAGACCCGAAAATTCAAGACGGATGCAAAAGGCGTCTCAAAAGCTACCGGCTATGAAACTGATTTGCTCCAACTGTCCGCTTACGCATACGCCTTTACGGATGAAGGCATGGCGTGCCGAAACATTCTGATCGATCCAGTCACCGGCCAGTTGCAGGACATCAAGTATACTGCCGAGCAAGTTTCCCAGGCGTTCGAGGCGTTCACATCCATCTGCAAGGTCTGGCGCTGGCTAAAGAAGTATGACCCGCGGGAGGTACGCTGTGATTGAGATCCTAGCCGAACAAACTACGCACGAGCAGTTGCTGAACCGCGTGCGATCGCTGGCCCGTGAGCTGGCTGAAGCGAAGGCTGCGCTGGCGGCTGCGGAAGGACGTGAGAACGATCTGATTGATCGCATAAGGGCAGGGCTATGAAAGCGCTTTGCAACGTAGTGCTGACGTTTTTGGCGTTCTTTGGTTTCCCCGCGACGCAGGCATCGAACGTGATGATCGATCTGAGGCCAGAGTCAAAGAAGATCGACGTTAAAAAGATCAAGGTTCGCATTACTGGCTACTGGCCCGGAGAAGATGAGTGGAGCAGCCGCTATCAGTCGAGCACTGGCACCAGGCTACGGGCTGGCCGTCACTGCGCCGTTGATCCAGACATCATTCCGCTGTGGTCAAAGATTCGCGTGATGGGCGGAAAGCGGGAGTGGGTTGCCGTAGATACTGGCACAGCCGTGAAGAGCAAGAAGGCCAGCGGTGGGAAGCTGCCCGTGATCGACGTATTCGCTGCCAGCGAGAAGCAGTTTAATGCGATGGGCTTGCCGAAGGTGGCGATGGTGGAGGTGATGAAGTGAATGAACGCACGCACCTCGATCTCTTTAGCGGTATCGGTGGCTTTGCCCTTGCAGCAAAGTGGAACGGATTTCGCACTGTCGGATTCTGCGACAACGAGCCTTACGCCCAAGCAGTGCTCAAAAAGCACTGGCCCGACGTGCCAATCCACGACGACATCAGGAAAGTACGCGGCGAGCTATACGCAGGAGTCACTCTTCTCACAGGCGGATTCCCCTGCCAGCCATTCAGCGTTGCCGGGAAGCAGCGAGGCAAGACAGATGACCGCTATCTCTGGCCGGAAATGCTCAGAGTCATACGCGAGGCAAGGCCCGCTTGGATTGTTGGTGAAAATGTTGCTGGGATCGTCAACATGGCACTCGACCAAGTGCACGTTGACTTGGAAGCAGAAAGTTACGAAGTCGAATCGCTCATTATTCCAGCTTGCGCCGTCGACGCACCGCATAGAAGTGATCGAGTCTGGATCATCGCCAGAGATTTGGCTGACTCCGTCAGCGTGTCCGAGGGGAGCACACACGGGAGCAAAGAGCGGAAGTGTGAGCGAGGATGGGAAGAGCAGGATATCAGCCAACGGAACAAAGTGGGGGGCAACCCTTCAAACTGCGGTAAAGATGTGGCCGACACCAACGGTGGACAATTCAGCAAATGTGAATCCGAAAGAAAATCGGTTCAGATGCTTGGTGAGGGCAGTCAACGAGTCTGTGATGTGGCCGACACCAGCAGCAAGGGATCACAAGGGACAAAACTCAGAAGCACATCTAGCCAAAGCTCGCGGGCATCACGATCAACTTCCCAACGCCTTGGCTCTAATTGGGCAACGTGGCTCCCTGAACCCGACGTGGGTCGCGTGGCTCATGGGATACCCAACCGAGTGGCTAAATTGCGTGGACTCGGCAACGCCATCGTCCCGCAAGTCGCGGCGGAAATCATCAGATGCATCGTCGAGGTGAGCAAATGAGCCTAACCGATTTCCTCACCATGTTCTCCGCCCGCGTCATCGGCACTTACACGCCGGAGCAGTACGCCGACTGCGTGCGAGAGGCCCGTGCTAATCGCATGCGGTGGGGAATGGGGCAGTGGTAGTTAAAGAATAAAACAAAAAAGGAATAAACATGAAATATAAACAAACAGAAATAATACAAATCAGGCCAGAAATCCCAGAACATATTGGAATTGATTACAATACTACTGGACCAATGGGCGGTGATTCTGGTCATGGCGCCTATACTTTATTGAAATTTTATATAGATACCGGAGCCACACACGTGCTTATTAAGGATGAAAAAGGTAAGCTATTATTTGACGGAAATAATATTAATAGCACTGGACCTGTATCTATTGAAATTAGTGTTGGCGGCGATTGGGAGGCGGCTGGATTTACCAAAAACCTAAAACTCTTAGGCCTAGCTCTTTTAAAAAAAGAAGTAATTAAATCAACTAACTACTAACATGTCCGTAAAACGCCTAACCTGGCACCTCGAAATCCTTGAGCGTGCGAAAAAGAATTTGCTGAAAGAGCAGTATCAGGCCGTGCGCACACGGTTGGATCTGGCGATCACGATCTGCAAGGAGATGCTGAAACGAGCCGAGGAGCACAAGGCAAAGGCGATGGAGCTCAAAAAATGAAGCTGCTTTCAATTTTGTTTTATTACTTAGGAGACATGGTCAGCCGCACGATTGCCCGGTGGAGCTGGGGTGGGTGGCTGTATCAGAAGCTAATGCTGTTGTCCGTCGAGTGCGACAAGGACTTTGAAATTTGGGAGGAAGTGAAGCCACGCAAAAAAAGTAGAAAAGGCAAATGAATGATCTAGGCAAAATTACTTTTGGAAAAGCACGACTTGCGCCAAAGCAGGTTTTAGTCGACGTAACCTATGACGCAAAAACAGCGAAGGCGTTGCACGCATTTGGCCTGAAGCAGCTAAAGAAAGATGAGGAGGCAGTGATTCAGTACGTAATTGAAAAGGCGTTGGAAGGGTTTTCCAAAAAATGATCGCACTTCCACCAGCCACAGAAGCCATTTATAACAACGGGGCGCCGGAAGGGCATAGAAATACTGAGCTGTTTAAGATGGCGTTGCAATTCCGTGACCAAGGTTTGTCGCAGTTCGACGCTGAGACTGAGGCCGAGATATGGGGCGCTAAGTTTGGCCTGACGCAGAAAGAGGCCGTTGCGGCCGTCAAATCTGCTTACAGCAAGCCAGCCAGGGAGCCGTGGAGGCCGAAGGCGAAGTATGGCTATCAGAACGGGGCAATCGTGAGGGAGGATCTGCCAGTACCGCCCATGCCGATCAGCGTGGAGAGCGGGCCGGTTGATAAGTTTCTGACTACCTGCTTCGACGTGGGGGATTTCATAAATATCACAAGATCGATTAAAGACGGCGATAGGGAAAGACCCGACGGTGCAGGCGAGACGCGAAGTCGTGAGGAATGGCTAGAGCTGTTTAAGGGCGATGGCCTGAAGGAATTTCAAGGCGATGCAGTGGGAGTCTACGTCTCGATTAACGCTAACAACGGCAAGAACCGCAAAGCCGAATCAATTACCAAGTTTCGCCATTGCCTGATTGAGTTTGATGAAAGCACTTTGCAGGAGCAGTGGGCGATCATTAAGCGCAGCGGTTTGCCTACGTCATCGATCATTAAGAGCGGGGCACGCAGTCTGCACGCATGGGTGGAGATACGGGCTGCCAATGCCAAGGAGTTTGCTGAGCGTGTGGATTTTATTTACAAGCACCTAGAGCACTCGAAACCCGATCCGGCCAATAAGGACGCAGGCAGGCTGTCGCGGTTGCCAGGCGCAATGCGTACGGCCACAGGTAATCAGCAAGAGTTAGTCGAATGTGGCGCACCGACGCTGACTTACATGGAGTGGCAGGAGCGCACGATCTACGGAGATATTCCCGAGCCGTATAGTTGGGAGCAGTTAGTTAATTTTAAGGAGGATGCGGACATAACGCAACTATTAGGCAAGCGTTGGATTTGCCGTGGCGGTTCAGCGTTGTGGGTAGGAAGCAGTGGCCTTGGCAAAAGCGTGCTGTGCTTACAGGCAGCAATCACATGGGCGGCCGGGCGTGATCTGTTTGGCATATCGCCACACGGCAAGCCGTTAAAGTCGCTGATCGTGCAAGCCGAGAACGATGAAGGAGACGTGGCGGAGGCATTGCAGGGCATTCTAAGTGCGCTGGATCTGACCGCAGAAGAGCTGGAACGGGTGAAGCAGAACATTGTGATTGTGCGTGATTGCACGTCCACGGGTGAGCGCTTTGTCGATAGGATGCGTCGCCTAGGTGATAAGCATAAGCCTGATTTAGCCTGGGTAGATCCGTTGCTGGCGTTTATCGGTGGCGACTTATCCAGCCAGGAGACGGCCGGTGGCTTTTTGCGTAATTTGCTTAACCCGCTTGCGTTATCAGGAGGATGGGCGTGGATGTTGATGCACCATACGCCAAAGCCGACACGCGACGGCAGCGGTTACCAAGGGCACGACAAGGCGTACAGCGGATTTGGTTCAAGCGAGCTGACGAATTGGGCAAGAGCCGTTTTAATGCTGTCGCCTTGTGGCCAGGATGAGGAAGGAACGTACACATATAAGTTGGAGGTAACCAAGCGCGGGAAACGATCTGGGTTACGTTCTGGCCTTACTGCGAGCGATTTAATTGCTAACAAGACGCAGCCGCTGGTTCACCTGAAGCATGCCGACAAAGGTATGGCATGGATCGAAGTGGGAGCACCTGAAAAGTCGGTTGGCCGCCGGGCATCGACGATTGATTGGGCCAAGCTACCCGAAGGGGCTAAATACAGCCAAGTGGTCGCATTTGTACAACAGGCCACCGGGTTGCAGGAACGGCAAGCGAAGGCCCGTGTAAAGCAGGCAAAAGAGGACGGTTTAATCGAAGAAGCCAGCGATGGTTTATTCAGCAAAAAGGTGACAAATGAACCATTCTAAAGTTGGTGCAGTAACCCTTATTGCACTGGTGCAGTATTTGGGAGCATGTAGGTGCAGTAATAAAGGGCCTATAGGCCCTATTATTGCACTAATGCAGACTATCATTTCCATTATTGCACCAAGCACTGCACTAGCGAGGTTAATTTAATATGATAGATCAGGAAGCAATCGAGCGTATTCCGGCCAATATTCCGCACCCGGCGTTAATGATGGATAGCTTGCAGGATCTGGTCTTTGAGTCATGCGATGCATTAAAAATCACCGTCACCACGTCATCAGTTGCGACTATCACAAAAGTAATAGAGCACCTTATGGATAAGTCTGCCGATCACCCGGCGATGGCTAATCGGACTGATACGCTTGGGCATGCTGTGTTGAACATATCATTGAATCGATCGCCTGAATCTATGACTGCCGTGGCCAAGCGGTATGGAATTACCAAGCAGGCGATCAGCAAGAAAGTCACAGAAGTCTATGACCGGCTGGGCATACGGGCACGATCGCAAAAGAGCGAGAAGGCCCGCGAGTCCTATCGTAAACGAGCATACCGCGTCCACGCCAAGCGGCGGCGTGAAGCGCCTAAATTTAATATGGCCGCACTAAAGAAAGGTATTAAGAAATGAAATTACTATCTGTAATAAACAAACTAAACGAAACGCGGGACAAGGCGATTGAGCTTGTGGGCAGGACGATCTCACTGGCATCTGACGCTGGCGAGATCATCGCTGTTGCGCGAACTGAAGGTAAGGACGTGCAGGCCTTATGTGAGGAGGCAGGGATTACTGAAGAGGTTGGCAAGCGATATGAAAAAGTCGCAGCCACTCAGAAACGACTGAGCAGTGGCGATGCAGACCCCAGCCTTATGCGTCAGACATATCTACGAATCGGCATCTTGCCTGACCCCATTACGATGAGCGAGCCAAGCGAACCCAAGCATTTCCTGTTTCCGATTATGAAAGCAAGACAGTGGCTTGCGTCGAGAGGCGCAAAATTTATCGCCCAGGATAAGGCGCTGAAGGAGCAATTCTTAGCGGAGGCCGAGCCGATCGTTAAGGCGTACAACGACCTGAGGGAGGCGGCCTAGGTAGGCCAGCTTGCGTAAGTGCCTAAGGAATCTTTTAACTTTTTGCAATCTGTCGCGATGGCAAAGACATTCGGTAATTACTTGAGTTTTACGCAAAAACATTGAATGACGCTATGGGACGCCGACCAAACACCGCAATTCTAGCTCAAGCCGCCGCTACCGGCGTCGGTTTGCGCCAAGCCCGGCGCCAGCTTGAAAAAGGGCAGGCGGTTACGACCGCAAAGCCTATGAAGCCGATTGCCGGGATAGGATTAGACGGCGAGATCGATAGACTGGAATCGCTGGCCGCTACCTTAGGCGAGGCAGCCAAGGAGGCGAGCGGGCCGGAGCGGTCGTCACTGATAGGCGATTACACCCGCGTCGTGGAGGCACTGCGAAAAATGAAGGGCGACCGGCCCGACATTAACGAGGCGGAGGGCAAAATGGTGCCGATCGACGAGGCCGACAAGATACTGGCACGCCGGACTAACGCACTAATCCCGCTACTGCTGGGTATGCCAAAACGCCTAGCGCCTATCTGCGCTCATCGGCCAGCCGCCGAGATCCAGAAAGAGGTGGAGAACGAGGTGGGGCAAGTTATGCGACAAGTGCAGGCCGCGCTGTGAAGGCGGCCGAACAACTACTCAAACGCGAACGCGACCGCTGGAACTTTGAGCCCCCGCCCAGCGTGATCGAGTGGGCGGAAAAGAACATCCAGCTGGATAGCAGGATAACCGCTCGCCCAGGTCTTTACTCAACTAAGTACACGCCTTACGTGGCGGGCGTACTGGAAGCGTTGGCCGATCCGGGCGTTCATACCGTTAGCCTTTGCTGGGGATCGCAGACAGGCAAGACGCTGACTCTTGCGATCTGGCTGGCGTACCGAATCGCTAACGATCCAGCGCCAGCACTGCTCGTAATGCCTAACGCAGATCTGGCTAGGAGCTACAGCGAAACGCGACTGACTCCGATCTTTGAAAAGTGCAAGCCGGTGAAAGCTCTTTTTCCATACGATAGCGATGACCTGAAAATTTTAGAGATGCAGTTTACTAGCATGACTCTCAGCTTGGTCGGATCAAATAGCCCGGCCAACATCAGCTCGCGACCGATCTGCATTGCAGTGCTGGACGAGCTGGACAAGTTTGCGCCACCGACCGAACGCGAAGCGGCCGCCTACAATCTGGCGCTAGAACGCACAAAGGCTTTCCCTAACCGCAAGCACGTACTGACTAGCACGCCGACGTTAAGCACTGGCGATATATGGCAGAACTATCAGGCAGGAACGCAGGAAACTTTTCACGTGCCCTGCCACACTTGCGGTGAAATGCAGGCGATGGAGTTTGGACAAGTGCGTTGGGCAGATAGTGCACGCAATCCTGACGGCAAATGGGACTTACAAAAAGTAGGGGAGACGGCCGCCTACCATTGCACCAAGTGTAACGAGCCGTGGACTGAGGGCCATAGGCGCACGGCCGTAGAACAGGGCAAGTGGGTGGCAGCTAATCCCAACGCAGAACGCGGAAGGCGCAGTATGCGACTGCCTAGCTGGTACTCGCCGACTGTAACCTTTGCGGATTGCGCCAAACAGTTCTTAACTCAAAAGCATTATCTGCACGGCTTGCAAGGATTCGTGAACGGATGGAGTGCGATGCCGTGGGAGGATCAGTTTGATGACGATAAAACAATCGACATTCCTGCTGGCGCATTTGCGAAAAAGCAGGATTGGGAAACTGAGCATATTAAACTGGCGGCCATAGACAGACAGATCGACGAGTACTGGTTTGTAGTAAGAGCATTTGCTAGGGATGGAACGAGCAGACTGATTGACGAAGGCCGGGCACGAACGATCGAGGACGTGGCCCAACACCTACACACGCTAGGAGTTCAACCTAAGCACACGGCGATGGATAGCGGATACGAGACTCAAGACTCCTACCGAATCTGCGCCCGCTACAAGTGGACTGCACTAAAGGGCGAAGAACGTCCAGCCTACTGGATTGAAACGCCACGCGGGCGGATGAAATCGGTACATTCCGCTGAACAGCCTACTGACGCGGGCTGTATGCTTTTGCTTCTAAGTTCGCCAGCCTGTCAGGACTTGCTGGCATGGCTGCGACGAGGGCAGGGGCCACGCTGGGAAATTGCCCATGACGTAAGCCCAGACTACCGCGAGCACATGAGCAGCCACAAAAAGGTGCATCGGATTAACCGCAAGACGGGCCGCGATCACTACGAATGGATACGGATCAAAAGCAGGCAGGATCATTTATACGATTGCGAAACATATCTTGCTGGCTTTGCCGTGTACGGAAAAGTTATTAGGCCGACCGCTTCACTAGACGAGGAATCGTTGACACCCGTGGCGACGTGATGGCTATTTCCCGCAGACTTACGCGGGCAGTTGCGACGAACTACCTGGCACAAGCCTCTGGAGTTACCGCAAGCGCCCTGACCAACCTTGCCACTGACCGCAACGCGGCAATGACGGGCGCAGCATCAGGCCGTGCTCTGGTCGGATCTTCAGCGGGTGGACAGTCGGCCAGCTTCCAGATCGATCTAAAACCGACAGAACGAGTTGAACTATTCCAAGCCGCAATCGATTACCTAAACGGCGTACAGGTCACACGCACCAGCGCCTCATTTTCTTACATTCTGGATAGCTGATTATGGCGCAGAAACTTTCACTCGTGGCTCGAATGGGCGCAGGCATTAAAGCATTTGGCGCTGGATTCGGTGCAGGCATCAGCACGTTCCAACCCTACGAAGGCGCAGGCTTTTCTCGTAAGCGCCCCGTCATCTATGGGGCACACGCCCGCGATTCACGGCTGGATCTAAACGAAGCCACGCGGGTAGAGCTGCTAAAGCTCGCCCGGCACATGTACCGCAACGTCGGACTGATTAAGGGGGCGGTCGATTCAATCGCTACCTATTCCATCGGCCCAGGGTTACGCCCACAATATCGCGGGGCAGATCAAGATTTTGGAAGGCTGTGCGAGGAATACTGGCGTGACGTGGTTGTGCCGTCGCCAGAGGTTACCGGCCGGATGACCTGGACGGATATGTTGTTGGCGCTATCGCGATCGATCGACGTGGACGGCGACGTGTTCGTCATTATGACGGAAAAGGCAAAGCTACAAATTGTCGAAGGCCACCGCGTTTGTGAGGGCGACGACTACGGAACTTCTGACGGCGTGTTTCTCGGCAAGCTCGGCGAGCCTACTGGATACTTAGTTCAGACAGGTGAGCTGTACCGCAAGTTGGGCGCAGATACCGTCATTCATTTGATGGAGCTGGAAAGGCCGGATCAGATTCGCGGAGGATCTTCACTTGCTCGCGCATTAAACCACGTCCGTGATTTGAAAATGCTCGGCGAGTTTGAGAAGGACGCATTGAAATTGCAGGGATCGATTGCCGCCGTGATCACCACCGACCAAGGCGACGAGCTGGCTGGGCAGGGCGGATTCTTTGGGACAGTGCAGGCACAGGACAGCGGAGAAAGCACTATCGCCCGCGAGGAGATCACATCGTCAGCCACCATCCCGCGACTTTCACCTGGCGAAAAGATTGAGATGATTGGGCCAAACCGACCGCACGCTGGCTTTGAACCGTTCGCCAAATTCCTGATTCGTGACGTGGCAATGGGATTAGGTTTGCCCGTTGAGTTTGTCTACGACCCAGCCAGCGTCGGCGGGGCAGGCATGCGGTTTATTGTAGCCAAGGCGCAGCGCAGATTTGAACAACGGCAACGCTTGCTGATCGATAGATTCTGCACCCGCGCATGGCGTTACTTCATTGGTGGCGCGATTGCAAATGGGGATCTGCCGGCCGTCGAAGATTACGCAAAGGTTACATGGCAAACACCGAAGTCGTTGACCGTGGACGCCGGGCGCGAGGCACAGCAATCGCGCGAAGATTACAAAGCTGGGCTGACTACTCTATCAGATTATTTTGGCGAGCTTGGCATGGATTGGATGGAAGTATCTGATCAAAGAAAAGTAGAGCAGGCTTATCTTGGTGGAGGCGAAGCACAGCCGGAGCCGTTGATTACAAAAATTGGAGTAGGCGGAGCACAAAGCCTGACGGCATTATTGCAATCGATTGGCGAAGGATTAGTTAGTCCAGAGCAGGCCGTTGTTATTCTTGTTTCAATTTTTGGGATGAACCAAGACGATGCCGAAAGAATTGCGAAAGGTGCGCCCACGAAATCTGCTACCTCAACAAGCGGAGAGACTGCACCGGCTCCACAAGAGCCAGTGGCCGAAGCGCCCGCAATCGACGAACCTACGCCAGTTAATCCTGAGAAAGATCCGAACGCAGGGCCAGACGCAGAGCTGGCGGCAAAGCCTGAAGAAACTATCAAGTCAGAATCCTTCATTATGAGAGACGATCCAGACTTTAACCTTTCCTCTAAAGAGCTGGATATGGTTGCCAAGGCCGTCGGGTTAAAAGATAAAAAACCAAAAACTACCCGTAAAAAGTAATTGCCCGCACACCATTCGCCCATACGATTAGGGCGTGGGCAGTAATTCACCAGATTCGGCCACGGTTTACTACGACGACGGAACAATCAGCGTAAGCGGGAAAATGATTGTTGTCGGTGCGCCTTACAATCAAACGTACAACTTGGGCAGCATTGTCGGGACTGCGTACGGCAAGGATAACAGCGGGCAGTTGGTCTCTTTAGTGTGGATCATTCTTTCGGTGTTTGGTTTGCTTTTTGGCCTATCCGCTTGGAAAAATTATAAAGTTTTGGGTGCCACGATCATCGCTGGATCGGCAGCTATTCTGGTTAAAATAATCCGAGGACTAGATCGGCCTTATGTAGAATTGAAGTTTGGTGGATTGAATAATCAAATGCTTTATATGAAAGGCATTGAACAAGCGCAACATCTTGCAGCCGCAATTAACATGGCAATGCAGGACATGCATACGCCACCCGAACCTGGGCAGCCAGTACAGCACGCACCCATTTTCCCCGATCCAGTTATCAGTCGAAACTGATTTGACACCTGTTGGCCAGCATGGCCAACAAACTTTCCAACGTATCCATCTTAACGGTAGGCGAGGCCAAGGGGCACAACCTACTCATTGATCAAACTTCACTTGAACAAGCGCTGGCCGTGGCGTTGTCCATGAAGCGCATCAAGGTGACTATGGGCCACGGCGCCGAAGTCTCTGGAATCCTTGGCTATATCGACGGCTTTAAGATTGAGGGCGATCGCCTCATGGGCGACCTCACTCTGTTCAACACAAATGAGGCTCAGTTTGTTCAACATCTAGCCAACGTATTGCCCGAAGGATTTGGACTATCGCTCACATTTAGCGGAGTGCCCGAACAGATTGCGGGGGATCGTTTCGCCAGGGTAACTGAAATCTACGATATCAGCGTAGTTAGCACACCGGCCGCCAACCCCGCAGGTATGTTTTCTGCTTTCACAGCAGTTGACATGAAAAAACTTCAAATGAACGAAGCACCTGTCGAAGTAAAAAAAGAGCTGAGTGAGCCTGCCGTCGTGGCGACTCCCGCACCCGAAGCTCCTGCCGTTGAAACTCCCGCCGTTGTCGAGGCACCTAAAGCCGAACTGGCCGAGATGCCTGCCGACAAGCCTACGGGAAAAATGGCTGAACCTACTTTGACCGATATCGCTGGGATGCTTGCAGAATTACTTGCTCTTATGAAAGCGGATGCAACACAGGACGTGACCGAAGCACCCGCAGCTCCCGCCGAAGATATGGCCAAACCTTACGGAATGAGCGCCAAGTCTGACGAAAAAACTTCTACTACTTTGGAAAAAGCCAAGGCCGACGCTGCTGGCGCAGTGGCGGTTCCCGCTGAATCGAGCCAACCGCTCGGCCGGGCAGAAATCCTCAATCAATTCAACGCGGAAAAGAATCCGACCCGTCGG